AGCAGATAGCAAGACAAGAAGCAGAGTATGCTTACTACTTGCACAAGAAGAATTTCAGCACAGAAGGAATCGAGGTGCCGTTCCATGGCGATATTCGAGCGCAAGCCGTACAATCAGAAGACTAGAGAAGCTGAACTGTTGGATAGAATCGAACAGTTAGAGCGTGAGAAATCGGATTTAGAAGCGGTTATCAGAAAGAACAAGCACGAGATCCTTTGGTTGCAGGGGATGTTGAAGCGTAAAGAGGTAAAGGATGAAAATAGATGAAGTAAAAAGAAATGTATTTTATCAATTTCCTCAATGGTTATTAGAGGAAGAATATAAAGAAATGAGCCTTAGAGCAAAAATTATATACATGCTAGTTTTTGACAGAAGGTCTCTTTCAATAAAAAACAATTGGCACGATACAAACAGAGACGTATTTATATATTTTACAAATCAACAACTCATTGATTTGCTTGGTTGCACAGAAAAAACAATTATATCAGCAAAAAAAGAATTAGAAGAATTTGGTTTGATTCGTGAAGAGAGACAAGGTATTAGCAAGCCGAATAGGATTTACATTTTTGTCCCTTCCCAAAATTACAGCCCTGAACTGGAAAAATTACAGTACGGAACTGTAAAAAATACAGTTCAAGAACTGGAAAAATTACAGACAATCAAGACTAATAATATCAATACTAATTATACCAAGACTGATAATATCAACTGGTCTACCGTAGGTGGTGGTAACACTTTATATAGTGAGGCTAAAAAAATATCTCAAGAACCAACCACAACCGCCAATGAATTGGAAATCTTTAATGATTTGCTTTTTGAAAATTTCGGCTCTTATCCGTCTCCTTTACAAATCGATGATATGAAATACATGTTAGAAGAGCATAGCTTGGAAGTTATTAAGTTAGCAATCAAAGAATGTGTTGATTATGCAAAACCAAACATGTCGTATATGAGAACGGTATTGAGAAATTGGAAGAAAGCAGGATTAAATACGCCTGAGCTTGTCAAAAATCGAGTGAAACCACGTAGCACTAGAGGCAAGGTGACAATGCTAGATGATGGTTATGATCCTAAATTAGGTATCTAATATGGCTAGCATTAAAACAGTGAGGGAACTTAGGGAAGCGCATTGCGCAAGAACTAAAACGATTGACAAGCATTGCAATATACATCCAACGGTTCTGTTGTGGGAAACAACAAATCCAAGTACTGGAAATACATTCTCTTTCTGCCCTGAATGCACACAAGAAAAAATCAATTTGGAAATAGAACAAGCTGGAGCATTGGCAGAAGAACAAGTAAGGAATTTCAAAAGTTATGCAGTCTTTGAAAGGGAATCTATTATTTCCCCAAAAATTGCAAAAGCAACAATTGGGAATTTTGAAATCCACACAGAGCAAGATGCTAATGCTGTTAACTTCGCAAAAAGATTTACAAGCGACTACGTAAAAGGACGCTATGAGGGGAATGTTATTTTCCAAGGCCCTCCAGGAGTAGGCAAGAGCCATCTAGCACTTGGTATGGCTAAAACTCTGAATGAAAGCTTCCAAAAATTTGGAGAGAAAAAATCAGTCGTGTACATGCCAGTATCCGAACTGTTCGACCGAATGAAAGAAGCGTTTAATTACAAGGATTCTAAGTGGGAAGAGAAAAGAACAATTAAATTCCTGCAGGATGTCGATTTTCTGATACTTGATGATCTAGGTAAAGAATCAAGTGTAGGAAATTCGATCAAAGAAGGCAGCAGTTGGGCGCAGTCGATTTTGTATAGATTATTAGAAAACAGGACTAATACAATTATCACAACGAATTATGCCGGCCAACAACTAAAACAGCTGTATGAGCCTAGCCTGTTAGACCGTATACTAGCAGGGTCAAAACACAATCGGTTTATTTTCAAAAATGATACAGAAAGCAGGAGGAGCATTTGAATAACGAAAGAACAGGATACAGAGTATCACAGATGATCGATGACTTCGAGTGGATGTTCTATCCGCTGTCAGACATCATGAAAGAAAAGCTACTATCGAGTGATCCAGTAGCGTCAGAAATGAAGATTAAGGATTTAATGCTATGTGCATTACTAAGAGAGGTAGAACATGGATAAACTACACAAGAGGATTTTACAAGCAATTCCAATCGGTAGCGAACGACCACGACCTAGACGAGAAATCGAACAGATGCTAGGCATGAGCAAGCGTTCGGTCGAAAAAGCTATCGAGCGGTTAGTATTTCAGTATGGCATTCCAGTCGTTGCCATAAAACAGGCTGGACATAACGGATACTACTTGCCACGAAGCGAGGAAGAACGACAAGAGGGCTTGCAGGCGTACAAGAGCCAGATTAAAACATCACAGATGAGAGTATCGAAGGTTGAAGCGGTAGACTTGGATAAGTTCCATGAGGAACTGAAAGGGGCCCTGCATGCTTGAACCGTTTGATTATGACAGATGGCTCAGCACACCGCCAGAAAAACAAGAAGAGAAGTTTGATCCAGACGAATGTATCTTCTCTGGAGGTCATTGGGTGTATGTTGGTGATGATGCATGAAAAAACGATTAACTAAAAAAATATGGAAACAAGAATTACAAAACGATGTATTTTGTAATGTTTGGGACGGTAGCAATAAACAGAGAAAAAGAATACTCAAAATGTCAATATCTAAAATGATTGAAATTTTAAATGAAGAGTGGCGTAACCAAACTGGATATTAATAAAAAAGGAGAAAACGAAAATGACAAATAATCAATTATCAACAGTAACACACAAGGATTTCTTTAATTCGCCAGCGGTAAAGGCTAAATTTCAAGAAGTGCTAAAAGGCAAAGAGAATGAATTTGTAGCAAGTTTACTATCAATCGTGACAAACAACAAGTTATTTGCTAGAGCAAGTAACCAATCTATTATGACCGCAGCGATGAAAGCAGCAGTCTTGAACCTACCGATCGAACCAAGCTTAGGCCAGGCATATATTGTGCCCTACGGCCAAGAAGCTCAATTTCAGCTTGGATATAAAGGGCTTCTGCAATTGGCGCAACGAAGCGGAAAGTACAAGAGCATCACTGCTGGAATTGTCTACAAGAGCCAATTCATTTCTTACAATCCACTTTTTGAGGAATTGGAAATCGATTTTACTCAACCACAAGATGAAGTAGTGGGATACTTTGCATCGTTTAAATTGATAAACGGATTTGAAAAATTGACTTATTGGACAAAAGAGCAAGTTGAAGCGCACGGAAAGCGGTTTTCTAAGACCTACAGCAAAGGGCCTTGGAGTTCAGACTTTGATGCAATGGCTCAAAAAACATTGCTTAAACAAATCATCAGCAAATATGGCCCGTTATCAGTAGAGATGGAGCAGGCTTTCACGGCAGACAATGAGTCAGAGGATGTTAAAGGAGCGCCTGTTGACGTTACACCTCAAGAAGAAAACTTGTCTGATTTCTTGGGAGAACCTACAGAAACTGAATTGCCTAAACATGACAAGGTAACAGGAGAAGTATTAGAAGAAGTCAGCTTCTTTGAGGGAAATACAACGAACATAGCAGAAGGTGTTTAAAATGCCCTAGAATCGATTTTAGGCGTTAGGTATATAAATTATCGACCAACTAATTAAAATTTGATGCGGAGTAAATAAGACGCTTTAAAATCGATTTTGGAAAGGAGACGAAGTGAAGGCGAAGGAATTAACAGATAAAAATTATTATTCTGACAAAAATTGGCTATCTAATTCAAGATTTAAAGATTATCAAAAATGCCAAGCGAGAGCCTATGCCGTTGACAATGGATTGTGGACTGAAGAAAGAGATGAAACACCTCTTCTTTTAGGAAATTACGTACACAGCTACTTTGAAAGCAAGGAAGCTCATGATGAGTTTTTGAAAGAAAACGGAGAAAAGCTTCTTGCGAAATCAGGGAAGAATAAAGGTGGGCTGAAATCAGAGTTTGTGATTGGAGATAAAATGATCCAATCATTGCTTGAAGATGAAGGTTTCAATAGACTTTATCACGGACTTTCTGGAGATGAAGTAAAAAAAGAAATGATCGTCTATGGCGAAATTGAGGGTGTGCCTGTCAAAGGAAAACTTGACAGTGTAAATCTCAGTCGTGGATATTTCGTGGATTTAAAAACCATGAAATCAATCTACACAGAGGAATGGAATGCGGACTTGAAGAAGCGTGTTCCAGCGTCGGTGAACAACATACTAGGCTTTGGTTATCATGGACAGTTAGGATTGTACAGAGAATTGCTGAAACAAATGACAGGCAAGGAGTTTAGGCCGTTGATCGTAGCAGTCAGCAAAGAGAACACTCCTGATAAAGAGATAATTAAAATCGATGAAGAGTGGCTTGAAGAAGGTCTGCAAAACATCAAAGATAACATTGCCGAAACATGGAGTGTTATACAAAGCAAGCAAGAACCTAAGAAATGCGGACACTGCGATTATTGTAGAAGCCAGAAGAAATTAGGCGCATTAGTTAGTCTAAATGACTTAATAGAATTTTAAAAACTATGAGCTGGGAATCTCACTAAAAGCAGCCTAGAAAATAAGCGTCAGACTTGGACGAATGACGTAAAGGATTTCACCAGCC